TCTGTTTCTTGACCGCTTGCGAACGCCGTGTTCACAGCCTGTCCACGCTTCGCTGGATATGCGCCACCTTTGCTGTCAGGGAATAGTTCAAGTACTTCGTCTGAACCGTCATGGATAAAGTTCGCAGGGAAACGACCTTGATTCGTAACCGTATATTCAACTGTGCCAGAAGCGTTGTTATAGTTGTTGCCACGAATGTCAGGATATTGAACTGTCTTAGTTTCTCCAGTTCCTTCGCCCACTCTGCATCCGTCTATGTTGATACCGCCAACACCGTGCGTCAGAACATTGTTGGCTACTGTGCCATCTAACGGCTTACGAGCCAAGACAATAGGTTCATGCGCTGGCTTCAACGCCGTACCCCAACCATCCCACTCTTTAGCCTCATCAGTAGTTGGTTCAAGTTTTCCTAACCGTGTCGCACTAGCAGTCTCGTCATAGTTTGTGTCTCGCTGACCATGTGTGAACTGCTGCTTGGCAATACCCCAATCTCCACGCTCAACCTGTTCACCAGCCAAGTTCTTGAACGCTGTCTTATTGGCTGAACCTGTTGTTAGCAATCCTTCAATGGACTTGCTCACATTCAACGACTTCGGAAACCCCGAGCCGTACACCCACATAATTTGGTCACGAATCTGGAACCCTGCATCCTCAATCGCACACGCCATACGGTGATAAGGGCGTGAACCCGAGAAAGTGAGCATATGTCCACCGGGTTTAAGTACACGCAAACATTGAACCCATACTCTTTGGTCGTAGGCGATACCCGAAGCATCCCAAGATTTGCCCATGAATCCAAGTTCATAAGGTGGATCGGTGACTATTGAGTCAATGCTGTTATCTGGCAGAAGTTCTAGTTCATTACGGCAATCACCGTGCAGTACTTGTACTGATATCATAGGACTGCCATATCTGACCAACCCTTAGGGTCATGCTTGCCTGCAAGGAATGTGAGAGTTCCCGGTGTTGACCAGTTACCTGTCATATCCGTATACCATTTGGAACCGCCGTCGTTTGACGGGCATTGAAACCTGTACCAAGGTCCGAAGTCTTGAACCTGTAAGTGATGTCGGTGTGCAGTCACCCAAATATCTGGCTCTCTGCCTTCTTCGCGAAGGATTTTGATTGATTGCCCGCGAAGCCATTCCACTTCTTTGCCACTGATCTTGTGTCCGTGATGGAAAGCAATTTTGACACCTGATAGCACTGAGGTGACAACCATTTCATCGTGCGGGATTTTCCATTGTAGTTTATCTAACTCTGGTCTGTCCTCTACGATCCGTTTCACAGTGTCAGCCAAGAAGCCACCCACATTGTCAGAGTCGCTAGTTACCTGTTTGCCGTTACGGCGCATCCATTCACCGTGGTTGCAGTGAACAGATATGAACTCTGCTTCATCTGCCAATGGGGCTAACTGTCGTAACCCTTGAGACCAAAGATCTATCGCTAAAAGCAGTTGTTCCCTTTGAGTGAGTTCAACTGTAAACAACTGGCTTGAATACTGCCCGTCGCACCCTTCTACAGGGTCGCCCATGTTCACGATGGCTATCTTCTCTATGTTGCGCCCGATCTTGCGAAGTTCTTTAACCCGTTCAATCGTTGCTGTGTAACTATCAAGGATTCTTTCAACTGTTGCGTCCACCCCGCCACCAGCAGATTTGCCTAACTGTTGATCTGCCCAACAGACAACCAATGTTGCGCCCACCTCTTTTGAAGGGGTGGTTGTTGTCTTGTTTACAGGTTTCCATTTCTGTACATAGTTACGGATCTCATTGACTTGTTCTTCGTTTAAACCTGTAAGACTTTTGCGTCGGAATCTAGCCTTATATGAGTAAAGCCATATCAGGTCGCGGTCGCCGTTCTCTAGGCGTTTAGATGACTGCCATTTAGACATTTTGACGGTGTCGTCAACTATTTCAAAAATATTTGGATCTAGTCCAAATCCTTTAAGAACAGTGTCCCAATCTGAGCCGAGTTCTGTTGGCATTGCCCCTGTGGATAACTCTCCACCGTCTGGCGAAACTGTCGCCCATGCTTTATCCCCGTTGGGGTGACCGTCCGCATCTAAAGCGATATCGGTCAGTGTGTTTTTAAGTTTGCTCATTTTGAGCCTCCTAGGTTGCTAGGGAAACACTGGCATTCTTTATGCCCGCCTTCTCTGAAACATCCTCGTTTTTGGTTGATGGTTGTTCGCGATATTGAGAACCCTTCGTCAATGAGTGCTCGGTGTATTTGCGAATTTGATGCTGGTGATTGAAGTGCGTTCATTAACGCGACTTGTGTTTCATGGTCTAATTGTTTGTGTATTTTCCCTATTGGGCATGGTGCACTAACGGTTTTAGACATCTGCGAAAGTTTGCTGAGCAGGTCTTTCTTTGACTTATCTGGACTAGTCATGTGTTCTCCTGTCTTTCTATTATGACATACAACTACATTATTTCTCTTGTGTCAAGCACTGTTATTCACGTGCAGCAAATACAAATGTAAAGAAATAAAACATTAAACGGTTTTTAGAAAAAACATCTCTGATATCACTGTGATAATCTGACGGAATGGTCTCCAACTACGACAACAGAAGGGATCACGCAATACGCGGACCGCTAGAACGAGTAGTCAAAAACGCTCAAGCAAAAAACCTCTCAGCAAAAGAGATCGTTGAATCCATCCTTGAAGAACTAGACGAACAAAACATCATCGCCTACACACCCAAAAGCAATGTCAACCTTTTAACGCCATCAGGCAGAGTACTGCTCTACCTAATACAAACACCCGGCTTAACCGTGCGAGAACTAGCCACAACACTCGGTGTCACCAACACCGCCATTATCAAAGCCATATCCTTATTGAGTAAAAACAAGTTGGTAGCAAGAACAAAAGTTAAAGGACGCTACGAATACCGTATAAACCTAAATGAGGTGGTATATCATCCCGACCTACGCAGGTTGATAAGGACACTTTTTGAAGCGTTGCCGTCGTCTAACGTGATATCACCATGAGTTGGACTTTGATCAAAGGCGTAGAAATAGGGGAAATACCCCCTACGCCAACATCCCTTGAAGAAACACCACAGATAGATCAAGCAATAGCGTCCCTAAAAAAGATTGCGTACAAATACGGGATGCCAACAGGCTACAAACAAGAACAAAACGGGCGACTCATTCAGAGCATCTTCCCAATTCAAAGATCAGAAGCCTCACAAATATCCTCATCATCAAAAGTCAACCTAGAACTTCACACAGAAACAGCGTTCCACCCCTATGCGCCATCTTGTGTGATTTTGATGTGCCTACGAGAAGACCCGACCGCATTCACAACATTCGCCGTTGTGGATGACATCGTCAAATCATTAGACGAAGAAACAATGTTTTACTTAAAAGAACCACTCTTCATTACAGCAATTGACGAGAGTTTCCGTATGAACGGCGAACCTAACAAGAATATACTTTTACCCATCCTCACCGAAAAAGACGACAAACTATCCATCTGCTTTGACGAGTTCTTCATGCGAGGTAAAACATTCCAAGCACAAGAAGCCTTAGACAAACTCCTTGAATCAATCAAAGAAAACACAAAACAAATCGCACTACAAAACGGCGATGTGCTTGTTTTAGACAACAGAAAACTTGTTCACGGCAGAAAATCTTTCAAAGCGAAGTATGACGGAACAGACAGATGGTTGCTCCGAGTGCTCACAGTAGACAAAACACCACCAGACACCCAATATATCTACGATGACCACATGGTTATCATCACAGAAATGTAGACAAATGTTTAAAGTAATAGAAAAATTCTTTCGTGGGATCGTCACCGTAACGCCATCATCATGGCAAATGGATGAAGATATGCCCCTATCGCACGATCACAGACTGGAACCAATCAAGCAAAACATCTACAAAAGTTTTGGAAAGGGTTGGGGGAAATCAATAGATTGCGATGACGGATGGATAGACATTGTTGCAAAATGTCACAGTGAATTAATCGCTATTGATAAGAACTACAGCATTCAGCAGATCAAACAAAAGTTTGGAACACTTCGCTACTACTGCACACCCTCAAATTCCAAACACAAAGAAAAATTCGTTACGATTGTTGACAAATACGAACGACTATCAATCAAAGTTTGTGAAATATCAGGGACAGATGGTGTTCTCATGAAAAAAGACGGTTGGTTGAAAACCCTGAACCCAACTTTAGGTGAGACACTGGGATACGAAAAATGTAAAGCCGACCGATGACAGTCATCGGAGCGAGACAATATAAATGCCCATGTCGGCAACCAATACCTAAACAACCCGAATGCGGTGACAAAGGCGTTGAAGACGACGACTGATGGTTTGATATCATTAGATAATGTCGCTGACGAAAAAATCCTTCCAAAATCAAAGCATTCTTGTTAATGAATTAGAAATTGATGACATCGTCAATGCACCCATAGTCGCTGAAGACGAGAAGTTTCATACTGTTGAAAACAATGTAGACAATTTATTTGTATGGGATTACGAACGAAAAAATGGTGCACTTAACCGTATTTATGAGAAAGCCCTAAGAAGTCAATGGCTTTCATCAGAAATTGATTGGTCAATAGACGTTGACAACGAAAGAGTGATCGCACATGACCGAGCAGACCTTGGTCAAACAAGAGATAACTCATTTTATGATGACACGCCGATTGCTAAATGGAAAGATAAAGAGTGGAACGATTTTGGTTTGGAGACACGCCGATGGATGCTCTCCAACTTCTTGCATGGCGAACAGGCGGCGATGATCTGCGCCGCGAAACTAATAGAAACAGCCCCATCGTTTGACGCCAAGATGTTCGCTACCACGCAGGCTTTAGACGAGGCTCGTCATGCTGATGTTTTTCACCGATACATCAGCGAGAAAACTGGCGGTATGTATCAATCCAACTGGCATTTTAGGCAACTTGTTGACCTAACCATTGAGGACAGCCGATGGGATGTCACCTATCTTGGCATGCAGTTAATTATTGAATGTTTGGGTTTGGGTATCTTTGGCTATCTGAGGGAAATTACCTGCGAACCTTTGCTTAAGTCAATTCTGAAAGGTGTGATGGCTGACGAAGCACGCCATGTTGCTTTCGGTGTCATTGCCTTGAAAGACATTTATGCCGAACTTTCAGATAGCGAAATGATGGAACGACAAGAGTTTGCTCTTCAGTCAGTAGTTCATCTCAACAACAGGCTTATTCAGCAGGAAGTTTACGAGCGAATGGGTGTCTCTTCAAAAGATATAACCCCTGTTCTCCTACGCGACCCCGGACAAATCATGATCAGAAAGATGCTGTTAGCAAAAGTCGTTCCAAATTGTTCCAAACTAGGGTTACTAGATGGGAACAATAAATACTTACGAAAGAAGTTTGAAGAACTTGGCATTATTGAGTTTGAACACGCTGTAGGTGAAACCGACGAAGACTTCGTGAATTTTATTCACAAGTATTAGTAATGCCCGCCAACAAAGACCCCAACGAACTAGGATTACAAAAGGCTTACGGCTATCAACAGTCATCAGACCTTCAAAGATTCTATGACGACACGGCTAATGGTTATGAGCAATACATCAAAGACACAGGGTATGCACTACCCGTTCACCTAGTCAACTTTATTAAAAGCAAAATTCTTTTCAAGAAATTTCTAATTCTTGATGTGGGATGTGGGGCAGGTGCAGTCGGGGAACTTTTATCTGCAATGAACCCGTACTTCACAATTGACGGCGTTGATTTCTCTATAGAAATGATAATGATAGCGGGCGACAAGAAGGTTGACCCGATGAGCCTTAAATCAGATGCAGGTAAGCAAATCTACCGTTCGTTGATTAAAGCAGATTTAAAAACTGATTACGGGATTATCTCTGATTGTAGATATGACTTAATGGTTAGCGCAGGTGTTTTCACCACAGGACACCTAGGTTTTGAAGACCTTGTGAACCTGTTGCCTTGCGTAAAAGAAGAGGGGAAAGTAATCGTAACTGTAAAAAAGAATGTTTACGAAGAGGATAAATTTGAGCAACGACTAAACACCGCTATGTGCGCGGGGGTCATATCAGGTTATGAAGTCCACGAAGTAGACATTTATGAAAACGAAGTTTACAACGATCAGTCTTATATTCTATATTTTGAAAAACTTTAGATAATTAGTTAGTTGTCTGAGTGGCTATCCAAGCGGAAAACGCTTCATCTTCTGTAGGTATTACCCAAACCTGACATGCCCCTAAATCTTTGTGTCTGTCGCCAATAAAAGCCCAAGCAATAGATAAATCAGCGCTTGGGGCAACAACCCCAACATTGCAGTCAAGACCGTAGATGTTTAGAAAATGTTCTATAACGCAATTGACATCGTCATGTTTGCAGGCACCCTCGCTTTTGTCTTTGTGAGGGCAATCAACACTGGTGATTTCTAGGTTGCTTTTGTTGATCTGCATGTGGACTACATGCCCGTCGTTATGCCATTTGATCTCTTCGTCGGTGTTGACCATAAGGAAAGACTAGTTCGTTTAAACTACAAAAACTAGCAACAGCACCCCTACGCGCAAAAAGGAGGAGGCTTCCTTTCCTACTATCTATTCTACCACTCAGTCCGCTTCTATAAAAATGCATTCTCCCGGGCATTCCTCGGCAGACTCAATTACATCATCAAGACGGTCGTCGGCGAAAGATGCCAAACCAGCGGCGCCTTGGGGGTTCCCCACAGCGTCCGCATAAATCTTGTCCCCTTCGCGCACATACGCAAGACCGTCTGGCATCATGTGGAAGACATCTGGGGCTATCTCTGCGCATAGTCCATCTCCAGTGCATAAGTCTTGGTCAATCCAGACTCTCATTATTTACCTTCTAAATGATCGGGGATTCCGTTCCCATCTTTGTCTTCAGCGTTTCTCCCTGTTGAAATCATCAAGCCTGCAAGAGTGCCAGTGATGAAAGTTGCGACCGAAGATAGAACACCAAAGAACATCTTGTCGTTCTCTGCTTGAGCACCAATCGGTTGTGTAACAAACACAAGTGCCCAAAGAACACCGACTGTCGTTATCAGAAGTACGAAACCAAGAATGCATCCGATTACGAATTTGAGTCGTGCATCAAGTTCTGCTGGAGTTAAACGCTTTTTCATGGTGTTACTGTTTCCTCTGTTGGAATCGTTGCTTCTACGGTTGTTTCTGTAGGATCCCATCCAAGCAATGTTTTTGTGCAGTTCCCATCTACTTCGCATATGGGCGGTTCACATTCTTGTTTCCCCCAGTTTTGAGGGTCTTGGCAAGAATAGCGATAACTACCGTCGTAACCGCACCCAACAAGCAGAAAAACAAGACCCAACCCAAAACTAAACCGTTTCATTCGCCTTTGCCTTCGGTGCTTTCTTGTCAACCTTGTTGAAGACATCGTTAATTTCTGAATTTGTAAGTTTGCCATCCTCAAGGAATGCCCTAGAGAGACCTTCAATTACGACTGCAACCCCTGCAATTCCAGCCATAAAGACGGCTTTGAGTACTGGTACACCAGCAATTGTTCCTGCGCCGATAACCCCAAGACCAGATGCGGCAAAAGTAGCAAGAATCCTAAGAAGGACATTCGTTACCAAATCTTTTTTCATACTCCACCTGACTCACTTTCCTTTTTAAACGCAGATACACAGCCTTTACTGCAAAACAAGGTTCCTTTATATTCTTGAATCATTCCTCGTCTAGTTGATTTCCCGCATTTAGGGCAAACAAACATGGTGGTTTTTGATCCAACATAAAGAACCCGAACCCCATAATCAACTTTTGGGGCGAGCGGAGTCGGTTCAGTAATTTTTCTTTTTGCGGGTTTTTTGCTCATTTCTTTTTACTGCCATGCGATTTCGTGTCGTTTAGGTGTGCGTCAAGTTTGTGTTCAATGACAGCGATATCCCCGTCAATGTCTTTCACATCTGCTTTTAGGTCATCAAGTTTTTGTGCAACATAGCCGTGGTCACGAACATTTTCGCGGCGACCCTTTTCTATCAACAACATTAAAAGAGCAAAAGCGCCAGTTACAACAGCAGCCCATGTAGCGTCCATAACAAAATTACTCCTTTGTTGATTTCTTTTTGTTAGAAGTTTTTTTAGATGGCTTAGCGACAACTTCAGTTTTGACAGAAGAAAGGAACTCTTCGTTGCGAACTTCTTTTATGGTGCTTTCCCCTTGCGCATACTTGCTCATCACAAACCCAACAACGCCTTCACTTTTCCGCCGATAATGAAATCTGGATTCAAACCATTCTTTTGTTTGAAACTCTTGAGCGCTTGTTGAAATTCTGCGCTAGCAATGTTTCCGTCAATTGCGCCGTCATAAAAGCCCTTGTTTTTTAGAGCCTGTTGAATGGCTGAGTTTTCGTCTGCTGGTGCTGAAACAGGTTCTGAAACCTTTGCAGATGGTGTTGGTGCGGTTTCTCCGCCGAATGCGACTACTGCTGGTGGTGGTGTATCACCACATACATAGCGCAAATGCCATGGTTCGCTCGGAACCACTTCCCATGAAAAACCGAAGTCTTTGACGTTTGCGATCAACCAATTAAGACGCTTTGGTTCGCTTGCTGAATGAACATCAACCGCCAAGCCGAGGTTATGCTGACTTTTACCCGGTGTGGCAAGCATCGCCATACCTTTCTTTAGGTACCAAGTTTTGCCTTCAAAAGTTTTTGTGCTTGTACCTTCAATTTTTTCTAGTTGGTAGCGGCTTAGGAAACCAGTTTTTTGGCTTTCATAAGATCGGTACAAATCGCCAGATGACGTGGGTTTGAGTTCAATCCCGTCTGCTTTGGCTTTGGCGACCATTGCGTTCCACGCATTTGCGGCTAGCCAATGAAGTTTCCCACCGCTCTTGATTGGGCGTAGGAGGGAGTCAGGGAGTTTGCCGGGTTCAATTCCCTTGAGATCTTTCGGTAGTTTGACGGGAACAATGTAGTCCCAAGCAACTTTCGGCATGATTAATCCTTTATAGATTATGGGGTATAACTCAAATATTATACACCAAAATATATATTAC